CTGCCCCGCCAGTAACCCTGATTGTAGATTTCCTTATGCCATAAGCTGACAGCCCAAGAAAGCAATCCAGTTGCAATCATAAACCACAAAACCGTTAGTCCGTTGATTGTCATTAGTTTGTCCAAGAACTTGCATAGTCGGTAGTAAAGCAATACATCTCAACTGCGCTGTCATAAGCGATTGAATAGGTGTGACCTACTTGGTCAAGAAAGTGAGTAGCAAGAACAAGAGCTGCGTAGCTTTCAGTCCAAAAAATATACTCATGATTAAAGTTCATTTCTTGGTCAAAGCGAAATTCCTGTACTTCCCAGTTTTGACCTTTGAACTCCATTTGACTTTCAGTTAATCTTTCAAAGTCCAATGGATTTAATTGTACATTAGCTAAGTTTTTAGCATGTTTGGTTTTCATTTAAAGCCTTTCCGTTAGACCAAGTTCCGTTAACTTGGATAGGAAAAGCATGAGGCTTAGAGCTGACATTTACAACCCCAGCCTTGGGCGTGTTCTATAACGCTTTTGTTACAATAGCCCCAGTTCATCAAAGGCGTCAATCTGTTCGTCAATATCTCTAGGCTCGTAATCGGTCTGCCTACCCATAGGTTTTACCCTCAACTATAAAGCTGCCATCTTTCTCAATAGGCACAAATACAGGCGCAACCTTTTTGTTCTTTACGTATAAAATGCCAAATCCTTGCTGCCAGTTGCCGCTACCCCCTTTTAGGTATTTTGCAGAGGAAAACGACATTAAATTTCCGACTTCAAGACCAAACAAGGTATGCCCTATTTTGCCCCCTGACGAGGCTGTAACAGAGGCTAAACCCCCGCGATGAGTATGTCCACACACCACGCTCTTACCATGCCTTATAGCCAATCCTAGGGCTGTTTGACCACCCTTTTGGGATACCTGCCCCTCGTCACCATGAAGGATAATCCAGTTAGGCGCAATCGGCATAGGTTCACGCCAAAATTTTATACCTAGTTCAGGCAAGCCAAGCCAATTTTCAAACTTTAATTCAGGCAATGAAGCAAAGGCTGGCAACCTAGTTTTGATTGAATTCCATAATCGGTCAGTATGGTTTGACCTGACCATATCTGTTACCTGTAAGTCGTAGAGGACTTGCTTAGTAACTTTGCGATCTCTGTCAAGTGTCCCAGCAAACTCACCCGCCAATCCGCGTTCCCATTTACTGAGCTGAGGGAGGTCAATTTCATCTCCGACCGTTGCGACTTGGTGCGGTTTCCATTTTGCAATAAAGCGTACAAGGTTTCTAGTTGCAATTGGGTCATGGTATGGAATTTGTAAGTCTGAAATCAGAACAATTCGCTTAACTTTATTCGTCCTCGTCAAAGTCGTCTAATGGGTTTTTAATTGGATCTTTTGTATCAACAATCCAATCAGGATAACTAGACCTATCCATTGCAAACGCTAGAGCTGTGCCTTCGTCCATGTTTGCTTTTCGGCAAGCCATATAAACTTCATTGGCTGCGATAGCCCAATAATCTAGCTTAGTAAGAACAGGCTCTTTAGTTGTCCTGCGTCTTTTAGCTACTTTCTTTTTAGGTTTACGCTTTGTTGCCATAGGTTTATTTTACTTCCTGCTAATGACAATAAACAGCTCATCAATGCGATCTGAAAGGCGTGTTGTTTCTTGTTGTAATGAGGTCAACTGGTCTTTCATGCTTGAGCCGCCATTGGGGCGAAGCTCGTTCAGCCAACCTTTTACTAGCCAGCGTAAGCCAGCCAGCACTCCAATTAATGTGGTGGTAATTCCAGCAGCAAAGCCAGCCCACTCAAGGGCTGACATTACTCTTTACTGCCTATGCCAAATGCTGAGTCGTCAGGATTTAAAGCTCTAAGGATAGGGGCAAGAAAAGCTACTAAAAATGCTTTCCAAATATCATCAAAAGAACCTGAAGGATTTGTTACATATACAGTTGCTAAGCATACAAACGCACTTCGTCCGTATGAGTTAATTGCAGCCAATAACTTGCTATTCATGTTTGCCCCCTAGTAGTGGTATATCAAAAAATTCAGAATTGTTATCTTGGTTCTTGCGGAAAGAAAGGTGAATATGGTGGTTATGCAAATTGTAGCCGCGATAGCGACGCCATTTGTAATTTAGAATTGGCGAAGCAATCATGCCTAAATGAATTACATAATGAATACGTCCATGACGTTTAGCGTAGAGTCTAATCTGATCTGCCAAATATGCTGAAGCTCGTTTGTCGTCAGAAAGGCGAGCGTCAATGTCAATTGCTCTAACAACAAAGTTGGCTGACGCGTCGGGTATGTGATCGCTTTTACCTCTACGTTTGTGATGATCGTCAGCAATCCACCCATCACTTTTGCGCTGGCGATCTCTGTAAGAATCATCTACCTGATTGCGTAACTGAGCAGCCGCTTTTGATAACCATGGTTTCATTTAGACACAATTTCTCAAGATTATGCTGTGAGAGTATTAAATTCCTCTTGGGTCAAACCCAAGCGTTCAAGTAATACTGCCTTAGCCTGAGCCTTCGTTTGGGCTTCGGCTTGTTTTACTGCTTCTTTAGCAGCAAAATCAGCCTCATCAATTTCTTGTTGTGCTAATTCCTCAGCGTTTAATTCACGCTCTATTACTTCACCTGTTTCACAGTTAATTATTTTTTTCATTATGATACTCCAAATAGACGAATTGACGAATTGGAAAGATTAGAAATTGTGCCACTACCCGATTGCCTAAAAATATCAAGCGAGGTTATAGCGGTTGTAGTATTAAAACTACCTTGAACAACAAAAACAAAAAATCTATTGTTGTTTGATGTTCTCATAGCGTAAAGTGTTTCATAATATTTTACTTTTGAAGTTGAAGCGTAATTAAATATTGTCATCCTGCCGTGAGCACTTCCGTAAAAATTAGCCTCTGTGGCAGAATAACCAAAAGTAATTTCACCTACTTCAGACCCAGCAGTACCAGTAGCAACCGCACTACTTGTTTGTTCCAATTGGAATTGTGTGCGCTCATAAATTGAATTAGAGTTATTATTAAAACGCAAATTAAAAATACTGGTATCGCTTGTTTGTACACCTTGCCACACAAACTGTAAATCTTTATAGGTATCTGGTATGCTTCCAAAAGTGATAGATGAATTTGAACTTGCAACAGTTTCTTGAATTAAAGTCATTCCACCACCACCAGCAGCAGCAGCCCATTTTAATCCTGTTGCTGTTGAGGAATCAGCCGTAAGAACTGTGTTGTTTGCTCCAACTGTTAATTTGTCAAAAGTATCTGCGCCAGTACCAGCAATTAAATCACCCTTGGCGTCTATTGCTGTTGCCATTGAGTTTGTAACTGTTACTGTACCCGATGTGCCACCCCCGCTTATTCCGACTCCAGCGGTTACGCCTTCAATATCGCCAGTTGCGCCTGAGCTAACCCACGCACTTCCTGAGTAATACCATAAAGAATCATTGTCTTTTGTAAATGCAAATTGTCCCTCTTGTGGAGAAGTAATTGCTGCGTCGCGAGCTGTCGCATTAGCAAAAACTAAAACTCCCTGCATTAAATATCCGTTGACATTTGCGGCGGAAAGAACTTCACCAACTGCAAACGTTTTAAAACCTAATCCTGCTGCCATATTTTTATCCCCCTAGTAGCTAAGTATATCGTCATTTAACTGACCATAATAAATATTGTCCAAAATTAACCCATCAACCAAGGTTTCTTGGGTGCTGAAATGTCCAATCCAAGACGACGGTGTTATGTCCCAAGCGACTCCTTGAATCTGAAGGTTTTTTTCAATAGTAGAACCATCAGGCTGAACGTTTGTAATTAGAACATTTGTAAAATAATCCATGCCCAAAATGGTGTCGGTTGGGACATTTGAATCAAGTAAGTCAATGCTCATTTCGTCTATTCTAATGGTCGTGTCTGACCTTGTACTGACATAAATTGCAGCAATATTGGCTGCCTCAGCGTCAGTTTGAACGACCAAATCAGAGCTAGTGATTGAGTGAGGAAAGTAAGTCGCAACACTATCAGCATCAATAAAAACTTGCGTCACACCCCCAAGGCGAGTGATGTTTGCTTGGTTCACAATCAATTTATCATCAAAGGCAAACTTAACGTTTTTGTAAGGAATCCCAGTAGTTTGGTTAAATGCAATAGGTGTGTTTCCTGCGCTACCTATAACCTCTGACCTGTTTTTAAATATTACGTTTCCAGAAGGGCTGACATAATATGCCCCTTGCTCTGAGAACTCGCAGTTTTTAATTGCTGACAATGAAGTCCTAGAGTTTCCAGCATCAGCTTGGGTTAAAGAATCTCCTGTTGAAATTGATCTCATGCTTACAGGAAAATCTACGGTGTCCAAAATCTTGTCAATTCTAGTGCCAGTATCTTGTCCATTGGCTTGTCCCGCTATTGTGGTCACAGCTGCTAAGTTGAAAAGCCTAAACGCATCAGTAGCATTTATGTCCACATAAGCAACATTTTCGCCTTGGTCGTAAGAATAAACGTAATCTGTTGTATAACCACTAAACAAATAATAAGTTGTTCCAGCGTAGGCGGCTGAAATTCTTAATTTTCTTAAAGGAGTTAATTGACCGTAATAAGGAGAGCTAGTGTTTTGCGGGTTAAAATTTCCGTTGGGGTCATAAATTCTTACCGTAGCGTTTCCAGCTTCATAAGTATCTCTAATTAAGTTACGTCCACGCCTAATGCTAATTTGTCTTGCCTCTGGTGTGAGATCAGCTATAAGTGAAGGAGTTGTTGATTCTGCCAAAATGCCTGTATCTAACAAACCGTTAACAGGGTCGTCAAGGGTAAGCCCAATGCCGAAGGTAGCTCCCGACGAGAAATCTAAAGAAATGTCAAGCGTTGCAGGTAAAACCATTAATCGCCTCTGGTAGCTCTATTGGATAGAGTAAATGAACCTGAGGCACTTGAGTCAAGTAATCCCATACGCAATGAGTCAGTTAAATCTCTGTTAGAAATAACATTGCCTTGAACGTTGACAGTAACTTTTGTTTCACGTTCTCCAGCGCGATAACTTTGCCAGTCAGGCATTTGTGTATTTAATGTAACTTGATTCTTTTTTGCAGCGTATTCTAAAGCTTTTGCTGCTCCGCCAATATCGCCGCCTAATGGTATGCCAGCAAAAGGAACTGGAACAATTGGTGAACCACCGCCACCGCCACCGCCACCGCCACCACCACCGCCACCGCCTGTATTGACGGTGTTGACCTGAACGGTTAGAACAGGAGCTTTAAGTTTATCTAATGCGTCTTGTATTAAAGAAATATCGGTTATGGCTTTGTTAATATATTCAGGGTAATCTAATAAAGGATTTAGCGCAGGTGGTAAATTTTGAATTGCTCTTGCTAAACCTGTTGTTTGTAATTGCGAAAGAGCAAGTTTATTACTTAAACGGTCTGCCTCGTCTGCGTTTTCTAAAAGTAAAGCCATTTGTAAAGATAGTCTAAGTTTCTCGTCCTCGGTTAATTGATTTTGCAATGCAGCCATGATCTGTATTTGTTGCATATCCAGCAAGCCACTAGCTTTTTTAAGTTTTGCTTGATCTCTAATTGCCTTAGTTTGTGCGTTAGTTGCCTTTAATTGGGCAAGTGCGGCAGCCTTGGCTTCCTTGGCAGCTCTAGCAGCTGCACCCTCGGCGAATTTAGCCGCACCGCCTTGATCGCCTCCAGCCATTGAACCGCCAGCGGCAAACATGCTTTGTA